CTTATGCGCAGTTGTTTCCTGAGTGTGAAGTGCTAGAGAGTGAGCAGGAATCTGAAGAAATTGTTTCTTTGGAAACTCAACTTCAAGTTGATGCAAATGCCTTTGCTCTTTCTAAGAAGATTCTTAATTCCACCTATAATATCGAGTTGGAAATTGATGGAGCTTATACTGCGCGTATGAAGTTGATTATGATTGTCGGAAGGATTGGATTAGTTCCCGCTCATTTGTTGCCTTATTTGAAGAAATCGACACAAATTCATCTTTGGAATCATACGAAGAAGCAAGGACATTATTTTCCAACTAATACCGTCCAGGTTTCTCAGGTCTTTGATGTGAATGGTGCCAAGAAGGACCAAATGCTTTTGGCTTTTCCTGTCACCATGCATGATCACGCAGACCTTTTGAGTTCAATTGCTGATTCTACAACTATGTCGTCGTTCCAGAAGGTTTCTGCTGTACTTGTGACTCCTTCGGATATTGGACCAATTATGCGCTTTGGTATGATTTCTGCCATGGAAAAAGGTGCCCGTGAGTACATTGATGGATCAACTGTTATGCATGTGCGTGAACGCTATGAATACACAACACTCGAAACAACCAAGGGTGATTGTGGTTCTGTTTTGATAGCAATTGGTTCAAAAATCCCAAAGAAGATTCTTGGGATACATGTTGCAGGCACTGTTGGATTAGGTGTTGCAACTCCTCTTAATATTCGTGATATTAAGGAGGCCTTGTCCAAATTGCCTGTTGATGCACAAGTACAATTGGACATGAGTGACTTTTTGCGAATGGATGGTTCTTTTGAGGACGTGAAGTTACCTAATGGTAATTTTCTTCCCGTTGGAAAAGCGATTTATCGTGTATCTGGTGCGACGAAAACTCAATTGCGTCCTTCTTTGATTCAAGGACAAGTTGTGCCTGTGACTACTATACCTAGTGCTTTGAAACCTATTCGTACTGAAAAGGGAATTGTCGATCCTATGCAGTTAGGCCTTGAGAAAGCTGGACAAATCCCCCCTCATTTGGATGATGCATTGATTGATGCCGCTATCAATGATATGAAGAGAATTGTCAATTCCAATATTGATGATTCAACTTGCAGAATTCTTACGAATATGGAATCAGTTACCGGAATTGAAGGCAATGAGTTCATTGGACCGATTAAGCGATCTTCCTCTGCTGGTTTTCCTTGGATGCAACAAAAATCAGGTTCAGGCAAGAGTAAATGGCTTGGAAACATGGAGTATCGATTGGATGAGGAAGTTGAGAAATGCATGGAAGAGCGAATTCAAATGGCACGTGAGAATAAGCGTATGCATACACTGTGGACTGACACTCTGAAAGATGAGCGTAGACCAATCGAAAAGGTACTGCTTGGGAAAACTCGTGTATTTTCTGCAGGACCTATGGATTTCACTCTAGTTTTCCGCAAATACTTCCTTGCATTTGCAGGACATGTTGCTCAGAACCGAATTGGAAATGAGATTTCTGTTGGAACGAATCCGTATTCTGATGACTGGTCGCGAACAGCTGCTAAAGTTTTGCGAAAAGGGCCAAAGGTCATTGCAGGTGATTTCAGCAATTTTGATGGTACGCTTGTACTGCAAATTCTTGAAAAGATCTTGGATATTGTTCAGGATTACTACAATGATGGTGCTGAGAATGCTCAGATTCGACGAATTTTGTGGCGTGAAGTTACCAATTCGATCCACATCTGTGGTGATGATGTTTATATGTGGACTCACTCTCAACCATCTGGGTGTCCTATCACTGCGATCTTGAATTCCATCTATAATTCAGTGAGTATGCGGTATGTTTGGCAACTGATTATGCGTCCATTGAAGAAAGGAACTATGGTAGATTTTAACAAACATGTCTCCATGGTTTCATATGGTGATGATAATCTGGTTAACATCTCTGATGAAGTGATTGAAGATTTCAATCAAATCACCATTGCTCAAGGATATACTCAGATTGGAATGACGTATACTGATGAGACAAAGTCTGGTTCAATGGTCCCGTACAGAAGTTTGAAAGAATGTGCCTACTTGAAGCGAACTTTTGTCTGGGACGATGAGGAAATGTTATGGCTTGCACCACTCGACATCAATGTTGTGCTTGAAATGGCTAATTGGATTCGCGGCGATTTGGATCAGGAAGCGTGTACGAGTGTGAACATTGAAATGTCGTGTTTTGAGTTGACTCTTCACGGACGTGAAGTGTTTGATCGATGGGTTAAGGAATACCATCGAGTTACCTCTCGTTTTTCCGTTCGACCGATGATCTTGACCTTTGACGAATATCGAAGTGTTGAAGCTCAGAAGTATGGAAGACTTGGGTAATTGTGATTCCTCAAATTTAAATTAAATCGCACTAGGGGTAAAAAGACTATCACCGTTGTCTTTTTGCAGCAAATCCCGTGTGTGTGTCATTAATGTGTATCAATTCGGTACGTGTGAATGGAAGGAGTGATTATTTAATTGCTATTGATAAATGTTTGCCTTCTAAAATATAGGATATTTATCCGGTGCGTATGTATGTGAGTAGTGTAATTGTGCCTCACCGAAAGCGTTATTTCAAACAATTGCTACAAATTATATTAAATTAGATTCAAAGTATCCTCAGCCCCCTAAGGATTCCATCTTTTATTGTCGCCAATGTGGGGGGTATCTCTTTTCCAAATTGACGTATCAAATTCCTTCTTTTGATATTATGAAATATCGTAGGTGTGAACCTTGTTTGCGTAAATGTAGATCGAAATATCTTGAAGCCCAGATTGATACATTGGGAACTGATCAAGATCTTGTTGCTGGACCTAGCATTGAAAAGCAGGAAGTCACAGCATTTTTGGAAGATGAAAAGCCTATCGTTCATGAGAAAGAACTTATTCCAAAAGTTCCTAGATGGAATGATCATGCCACAGATCTCAAGACACACGATGTTGTGGCTATTCTTCAACGACCAACTATCATTTCCACAGGGCGTTTGACACCAGTTTTTGCTTTTACGCCTTTGGCAGTACCTGATGTCATCATTGCTGCGAGCTCTAACATTCGAGCTAAACTTGGTTATTTTACATATTTTCGTGCAAATGTTAGGGTTAAGGTTGTGTTTAATGCTACTCCTTTTATGTCAGGAAAGTATTTGTTGTGGTTTGCGCCGTATGAGGGCTTTTCCAATAGAAGTATTCCTAATACGTTGACCTGTAAAACAGGATACCCTTGTGTTGAACTAGATATAGCCCGAGGTTCATCAATTGAACTTAAAATTCCATATTGTTCTCCTCTTTCCCACTTTGATTTGATTAACGCAGATTCATATATTGGAAAAATTCATTTCGACGCTATAACCGGAACACTTGAAGGTATTACGCCGTCTTTGGGTGCACCTTTTACTATGTATGCTTGGTTTGAAGATGTTCAAATTTCTATGCCTAATTCGAAGCAACCCACTGCCTTTCCAGCGCCTCCCATAACTCTCGAAGCCCAGATTTATACTGAAGAAAATTCTAAAATTTCAAAACCTTCGGTTTCGGCAGTAATGGGTGGAGTAGCTTCTACTGCAAAACTATTTTCGGGTATTGTCCCACGTATGAATGGATTTTTGAAACCTGTAGAATGGGTATCTAGAGCTTTGTCCGCTGCTGCTTCTTCTGTAGGACTCAACAAGCCAGTTGATATTTCCATGCCTTGTGCTGTCTACAACCTTCCCGGGCGTGGATTTACACATATGGATGGAATTGATGCTGGTGTTCCTCTTGCAGCAACACCCGATAATGCTTTGACTTTACCTGCAGGTTTGTTTTCGACGGATGTAGACGAAATGGACATAGGATACGTTTGTAAGAATGCGTGTATTTGTACTCCTGAGAAGAGCTGGACTACTAGTGATACTGTAGGAACTCTTCTCTTTTCTTGTCCTGTAGCTCCAGGTTACTGTACTACTACTGGAACTATTATTAATCCTACTGTACTTGGTTTTGTGTCATCTGTTTTTGAAAAATGGACTGGTGGTTTGCGGTATCGTGTTGCTGTTTCAAAGTCTGCGTTCCATTCTGGTAGGCTTCGTATCACTTATCATCCTGCACATTTTGATCCTAACGTAGCAGGATTAACAGCAGAAAATGCCTACAATTGGGTCCTTGATTTATCTGTGTCTTCTGAGATGGATTTTGAAGTCCCTTATATATCTAATACGCAATGGAAAGATATTGCATTAGGTGATTCTGCAACTCTTAACTCAGTACGGTACTCTACTGGTATGATAACTATTACAGTACTCACCGAATTGGTAGTTGCTAATGCCGCTGCTTCTCTTACTGCTCCTTTTTATGTTTGGATTTCTGCAGCAGATGATTTTTCCCTTGCCGTCCCAACAAATCCTCGCTACGTTCCATCTGAGGTACTTCCTTTGCTGGAATTTGAACCTCTTCAAGCTCAGATTTGGAATGAGACCGGGAAGGATTCTCGTGTGCAGCAGGAAGAAAATGCTCCCGACATCATGTTTTTCCCGAAAGCGCCTATTGACCCCACTTTGCCTGAGCAACTTACTATCGGTGAAAAGATTGTATCCTTGCGGTCCGTCATTAAAAGATTTTGTAAGACTGCAGTAGGAAATTCGTCTCCTTATCCTAATGTAGTAGGTGATAATTATACTTTTCCAGGTCCTTTTCCGGTCACGGGCTCTACTAATGTTACCACTGTTGTAAATATCGACCCTGCTTTCTTTGGAACTAATGCTGTTGCTTATACAAATGCAAAAGCTGCAGTACTTCAAAATAAGTGGTTCTCAGATGGAGCAACACTAACGGCATCTCCTGCAGTCGTCAGTTATTATCTCCAGTCCCAAGCGCTTCTACATTATTTGTCATATTTGTATACATTTTGGACTGGGTCTAAGAGATATAAGTATTTTGTAGGTCAAAATTCTTCACAATATCCCACTTCTGCTTTCTTACGTTCTACGGATGGTTCTGCCAATTTATTTAACGAAGGATTGCAACCTCGTCCTCGCACTCAAATTCCTTTGCGTGTGTATCGAGATTCACAAACTGTGCAAGATGGAATTATTGAACCTCCCACAGCTGCAAATTCTGGTGGCTCTACTGAGGATCGTGTGGATTCGCGTTTTGAGACTCTTGTATATCCAGATTTGGATGGTGTTGCCGAATTTTCAGTTCCATACTACGGCAGGACTCCTATTTCTTTAATTGCACAGGGAACTACTAATTCTTCAAGAGGACTACTTGTGTCTCGGTGCAAAATTCAAGTGGTCAAAGGATTCCAAGCTCAAGATTCAGTTAATCCTTTCTTTAAATACGCTAATGATACTGATTCTTTACCAACTTATCAAGGTCGTACTACAGAAGATCTTGGTACATTTTGTTTGTATGAGGCGGCTGGGGATGACTTCTCATTCGGGTATTTACATGGAGCTCCAACGCTAGTTAACACTCTAGCTTTTTAAATTTAAAATTTTAATATATATAAATTTCGTCCTCTTGGACATCTCATAAAGAGTCGCAAGAGTTTATTTAACCGTTTAGGTGGTCACTTTTCTAGCAAAGGAAAGTCCGATCGTACTTGTATTATTACGAACCACCTATTGGGTGGATGTAGTTTTGTATTCATGTATGATAGGTTCAGCCTAAATTTTAAGAGTTTTACTTCGTCCAATTTGCAAGCAATTTATATCCTGCTGGACACTAATGTTATGTTACACTTGTAGCTAAACACCAGGATTTTTCAAAAAAAAAAAAAAAAAAAAAAAAATTGCCATGAGTACCTTGTTGTACTCTGCGTTGAT